AATTCATAAGAGCCTTTGAATTTAACATTGAGATCAATTGGCTGTTGATCAGATAGAAGCATTTTTTTTTGATTTGTTGATAATAGCGATTTTACCTAATTCACATAAAAATTTTTTAATGTTATTTATAATACTCAATTTTTGAATAGCAATACAATTTTTTCTAATGAAAAAAGAAATTAAAACATTTCCATTTGAAGTTAAAGCAACTAGTGAAGAAGACAACATTTTCACCTTTGAAGGATACGCTTCAACTTTTAATAATATTGATTTTGGCGATGATGTTGTTGTTAGAGGTGCTTTTGCTAATTCACTATCTAAAAATTCACAAGTGCCTATTTTATGGCAACATCAAATGAGCGAGCCTGTTGGCGTTTCTTATCAATTATATGAAGATGACAAAGGTTTAGTTGTTAAAGGCAAATTACCAAAAGATGACACTTTAGTTTCTGGGCGAATTATTCCACAAATGAAAGTCGGATCAATTAAAGAAATGTCAATCGGTTTTATGACTAAGAATTTTGATATGTCAAAAGATGGAGTTAGGATTCTAAAAGAGATTGATTTATTTGAAATATCGTTAGTTACAAAAGCAATGAATGCACAAGCTTTAGTAAGTGGTTTTAAATCATTTGCTGGTATTACTAAATTGCCACTTGCTCCAAGAGATAGAAACTGGGACGGAACACAAGCAGAACAAAGAATAAAAGAGTACACAAATTCAATTGAAGCACCAAGTCAAGATTACCGCAAATATTTTATGTATTATGACGCACAAAATTCTGATTCATTCAGTTCTTATAAATTACTTTATTCTGATATTATCAACGGAGAGCCTCACATTGTTCCAAAAGCAATTTTTGCAATTGCTGGTATATTAAACGGAGCAAGAGGTGGAGTTGATATATCTGATGCTGATAAAAACCGCATTAAACCAGTTGTAAATAGCCTTTATAAAAGAATGGCAGAAGAATTTAACGATGATTTAATTGTTAGCCCTCTTATTAAATCTTTTGAAACAGAAAGAGATATTGAACAAACATTAAAAGCTCACGGATTTTCAAATAGTGAAGCTAAAACAATGATAAGCAAAATAAAAGAATTTTCAAGCAAGCGAGATGCTGGCGAAGATAATCAGCGAGATGCTGACACTAAACAAAAAATCATCACAGATCTCAATAATTTAATTAATAATTTAAAAATAAAATAATATGTCAGATTTTGAACAAAAACATATAGAAGCTTTAAATGCATTAAGAGATGAAACTAAAAAGTTGTCTCCTGAGCAAGAAGCTAAAATAAATGCACTACTTGACGCACAAGAAGTAAAAAACCAAGCTAAATTAAAAGAAATTCAAGAAAAAGCTAATAAGGCTGAAGAATTAGAAAATAGATTTAATTCACTTGAAGCTGATCTTAAAAGAGGATTAAGCGGAGAAGCTAAAGAAGCTAAAACTGAAGAGCTAAAACATTTTGAAAATCTTCTAATCAAAGGTAATATTGATATGAAAGCTACTGGAGAAATTAAATTTCTTCGTCAAAGTGATAATACTCAAGGTGGATATTTAGCCCCTGCTGAATATGCAAATGAAATTATCAAAAAAATTACTGAAGTTTCACCTGTTCGTTCAGTTGCTAGAGTTATTTCAACTACTCGTAAAGAGATTCAATTTCCAAAAAGGACGGGTTTAGTTTCTGGCGGTTGGGTAGGCGAAGCACAACCTGCAAGTCAATCTAATTCAACTTATGGCGAAGAAACTATCAAAGCTGAAAAATTAATGGTTTATACTGATATTTCTTTTGAATTGCTTAACGATTCAGTATTTAATTTGCGTAGTGAAATTACCTCTGATATTGCTGAAGACATTGCAAGACTTGAAGGATCTGCTTTTGTTAATGGGAACGCAGTTAATAAACCACAAGGTTTATTGTCTGCTTCAGGCGTTGGCGAAACTAATACAGGAAGTGCAACAGCTTTAACTGGTGATTGTCTCTATACTATTCAAGGTGAAATTCCAACAGGCTATAATTTAGCTTGGATGTTGAATCGTAAAACTCTTAATGCTCATATCAGAACATTAAAAGATACTTATGGTCAATATTTGTTTGTTCCTAGCATTGGTAGCCGTGATTTTCCAAATACTATCGCTGGACTTCCTTATGTTTTAGCTAATGATATGCCTGATGTAGGAGCTGGAACTTTTCCAATTATTCTTGGTGATTATCGTAAATGTTATTATATTGTTGATAATATAAACTTTGAACTAATTGAAGATCCGTACACTCAAGCAACTAGTGGCAAAAGGCGCTTTATTGTTCATAAGAGAACTGGCGGACAAGTTGTATTAACTGAAGGTTTAAGAAAACTTAAAGTTGCATTATAATTAATTTAAAAAGGAGAATATTCTATGGCTAGTAGAGATCTAAAAAATAATATTAAAGTTTTAAATGCTTTAAATATTGCGTCAATTTCATCAAATACCACAACCGCTGGCGTTGAGATTGATACTCAAAATTATGAATCAGTAACTTTTGAAACAATTACTGGAGCAAGAACTGACGGAACAGTAACGCCACTTATCCAAGAGTCTGATACCTCAGGTTCTTATAGTGGTTCTGTAAGTGATGATGATTTAGTTGGAACTGAGGCTGAAGCCGCACTTTCAACAGCTCATTCACGCTCAAGAGTTGGCTATATTGGAACAAAAAGATATGTTAAATTATCTTTAGTTTCAACAGCCGTAACTACTGGCTTAACTGCTGGAGCTTCTGTTATTCTTGGAAATCCTCAATCTGCACCAGTTGCATAAACTAATTAGAGGGGCTTAAAAACCCCTCTTTTTATTAATAAAAAAATTTTTTATGTTGATTAAAGTTTTAAAAACAACCAAAGCCTCAAAAAATCAAATAGGAAATGAGTGTTTTGAATATCAAGAAGGACAAGCTTATGATATTTATGAAGAACTTGCTGAAGTTTTTATAAAACAAGGCTGGGGTATTTTAGCTGAAGATAAAAAAGAGGAAATAACAGGGTATCTAACAACTGAAAATGAAATTGAAGAAATTGAAGAAAAAACAATAGAAGATAAAAATATTGAAAATAAAGCAATTGATAATTTAGAAAATAAAACATTAAAACCAAAAAAAGGAAATAAGAATGCCAAGTAATTTTCAAAGCACAAGAGAAATTGCTGAGTTGACTATTGCTAACGGAGCAACAACTTCAACAAGTTATGAATTAGGTGGAAGTCATTTAGTTGGTTTATTAGTGCCAAGTGCTATGACTGGAAATAAATTAAGTATCCAAGGATCAATTGATGGAACTAATTTTTATAATTTATATGGCTCAAGCTCTGGAACTGCTAAGGAAATTAAAATAACACCAAATACTTTTGTTGAAATTGAATCATCTTACGACAATCCGTTTAATTTTATTAGATTAGTTTCAAGTATGACTGAAACTGGAGAGAGAAAAATAAAAATTATATGCAATCCTTAGTTTTATTAAAATTATTATTATTTATTCATGAAAAATCTTTCGCCTATTAGTTATATTTTAGTAACTGATGCGGTTAGTGAAGTATTAACTTTAAGCGATATAAAAACATTTTTAAGGATTGATGGAAGTGATTTTGATTCAATCTTAACTCCTTTTATTAAAGTTTCTCGTCAAATTGGCGAAAAAATAACTGGAAGAGAATTTGTTGAAAAAGAGTTTAGAACCTATTTAGATTTTTTCCCTTACAATAATTACTGCGGTATTGAATTAAAAAGAAGCAAATTAAAATCAATAACTTCTATTCAATATTATGATGAGAACGATGCCTTACAAACACTAAGCGCTAGTGATTATTACTTTACTGATGATCCAAGCTATTCAACTATTTATTTAAAAAATAATAAATCATTCCCTAATACTTACGATAAGAAACAAGCGGTCATTATTACATTTAAAGCGGATTATCCAAACAGACCTGAGACAATTAAGCAAGCAATGCTAAGTGTTTGTGCCTATTTATTTGAAAATTCTGGCGATTGTGTTGCTGATGAGAGCAATCCCCTATTTCAACAACTATTTTATCCATATATTCTCGGACAAAAATTATTTATTGTATGAAATGCCAATCAATAAAAAAAAATATTAACAAGGTTTGTATTGGTGATTTTGATAAAAAAATAAAAATATTAACAACATCAATAACGCCTAATAATTCACCTAATAGTTTATCAAGTGTTGGATTTACAACAATTGCTACTATTTGGGCTATGATTAAAACTAATACTATAAGGCAATTTATAGATGGCGTAAATATTGAAAATGGTTTAAATACTGATTTTTATATTAGATATAATTCATCAATACCATTAAATAAACAACTTTGGGTGGAGTATAATAATAATTTATATAAAATTACTAATACTGATAATATTGATAAAGATGATAAAATAATAAGATTAAGAAGTATTGAAAAAGGCGATAAAACAATTAATGCAAATAAAAGATGATAGAAGTCAAAGAAAGTCCAGAAAATGCAAAAACATTAGAATTTCTTTATCAAATGCCAATGGAACTAACAACGGCAATTCGTCAAGCTTTTTATGTATCTGGTAAACAGTTAGTAGTAAATTTAAACCAAGACATGAAAAGAACAAAAAGCGGTAAGGAATATAAAGTTTATAGTGGTATTAATGGTCGTAAATTAAAAAAAGCTAGAGAGCATACAGCCTCTTCACCAGATGAGACACCAGCAATAATAACAGGTAAATTTAGAAAGTCGGTTGATTTTCAGGTGCGAGGAAATAGGACTTTAGAATTTGGAGCAAGTGAAGACGCCCCAAAGTATGCGGAATATTTAGAAAAAGGAACGCCTAAACAGCAAATGAAGCCAAGAAAGCCCTTTGAAAGAACTGTAATAAAAAATAAAGAAAGGATAAAGGCTAATATTGATATCCGTTTAAAACAAGTATTAGGGGGCAAGAAATGAAAGCAATTAAAATTGTAAATAGATTAAAAGAAATTTTGCCTAAGTATACCGATGATTTTTCAACAATTCTTAATGTTTCATCACTAAGCAGAGTTTCAACCACTATAACTTGTATAACAACAACAGCGCACGGATTATCAAATAATGATTATATAACAATAAGAGGAGCAAAAGAACCTATTGCTTTAAGCACAATTACATTTTCTAACGGAATAGCAACAGCAACAGCATTAACAGATCATAAATTAAGCGATCCTTCTTTATTCTCGCCTGAGAATTTGCCAATATCAATTGAAATATCAGGAGCAATTGGTTTTAATGGAGTCTGGGAACTTGTAAGTGTGCCAAGTAAATTAATTTTTACATTTAAAGTAAGCGGTAGCCCTTCCAATGTTG